TTAGCTACAACCCACGAGGCAAACAAGACAGTAGTTGTAGGGCGCAAGGGTGCCCTGCTCGTCGATGGGCACAACGGGATCAGGCTCCCTAACGGGCTATATATCCGTTACCTAAACCTGCGGCTCACCGACAATCCCGAGGAACCCGACGGGGGGCAGGAGTGGATATACGAGGTGCGGAAGGGGCGTTCCGTGACGCAGACCCGCATATACGGAGCCAAGGCCGTCGAGAATCTGACGCAGGCGCTAGCCCGCATCGTGATCGGCGAGCAGATGCTGCTGGTAGCCAAGCGATACCCGGTTGTTATGACGGTCCACGACGCCATAGCGTGCGTTGCCCCCGAAGAGGAAGCGGAGGAGGCGCAAGCGTTCGTGGAAGCCTGCCTGCGGACCCGCCCTGTGTGGGCACCCGACCTCCCCCTTAACTGCGAATCCGGCTATGGCCGGTCATATGGAGACTGCTGATGTACGATTCTGAAAACCCGCCCCTTCACCCTGCGGTTGACCTCCTCCTAAAACGTATGGACTCCCACCCAGAGGAGTTCACCCCCCAACCTGCGCGGTGGGATTGGGACAGTCTGATGGGGAAATACAAAGAGTTCCTCAACCAGTGGGAGCGCCAGATTCTCCGCGATGCCATGCGGCGCATTATGATGGACGACATGCACCGCACGCTTATGGAAGACCTTGTTACTGGTAACTCGAACCTGTGCAACAGGTTCTCATCCGATAGGTTCATCACTGAAGCAGTGGGAATCGCGACCATGCAAGGCGAACTGGACTTCACTAATGACCGCTAAGAAAACCGCCATGTCGGGCAAGTCGTGGCTTCCACCCCACGATAGCGAGCTCCTGCAACTTAAAGAGGAGGGCTACACATACGCCGCTATAGCCGAGCGTCTGGACCGCAGTCTGTCGGCGGTGAAGGGTAGGGCAAACTTCCTGCTTAGGCGGGAGTTCCACGAGTATTTGAGTGGGGTTTCCCGCAAGGATAGGGAGCCTCTACTCCCCGGCATGGCGTGGAACCTCGCACCCGATGCGTTCAAGGATATCAAACTGACCCCGGACCCTCGGTCCTCATCTAACAAGCCCACCTAGCAGGAGTCTGACTATGAAGTTTGAAGATGGTTGGGTGGCTATTGCCGTCCGCGACACATCTGGTCACTGGGAAACCGACCGTAAAGGGCCGATGAACCCTCGGGAAGCGCGGGACCAGTGGGATGCGGGGGTTATCGACATGGCCCAGCGGCGCATTGGGGCGACTGGTGAGTTTGTGCTGCTCGTGCATGCCCGTACCAGCGTAGACAAGCACAGGATGGCGATGTTCACGATCCCCATCGACGCGGATACCAAGTCCTTCCGGTACCCAACCCGGGTCCGGACCGTAGGGGGCCGCAAGTGATCGAGTACAGTTTTACCAAAGACTGGTTCCACTGGGCTCCCGAAGTGTGGGAGCAGCTTGTACCCCAGCTGCCAGCCCGCCGCAGCTTTCTGGAGATAGGCTCCTACGAGGGTAGGAGTACTGTGTGGACGGTCGAGAACATGCTGGAGGACGGCGGTGCCATCACCTGCATCGACACGTGGGAGGGCGGCGAGGAGCATGTGCTTACCGGCGAGAATATGCCGCAAGCGGAGGCGACCTTCGGGTTCAACGTAAGCCTCGCGCGGAGTAAGTTCCCTGAGCGCGAGGTGCGCAAGGCCAAGGGTACGTCCTACGAGTTTCTCGCCTCCCTCGCTACGCAGAAGGCCGCGTTCGACTTCATCTACATCGACGGGTCGCACATAGCGAAGGACGTCCTCACCGATGCATGCATGGCGTGGCCCCTGCTGAAGAAGGACGGGATCATGGTGTTCGACGACTATTTGTGGGGCGAGCCCCGAGACGCCCTCCACAGGCCGAAGCTGGCCGTGGATATGTTTGTTAACCTGTTCGCGGAGGAGGTCCAGACAGTCCACACGGGCTACCAGTATATCGTCAGGAGGGCGAAGTGAGCGAAGCGAACGACGAGATCAAGGTAGCGGTGCAGGAAGTGAGGCGTCCTTCGCTGATGATCGCTACTCCCATGTACGGTGGTATGTGCACGGGCCACTACGTGCAGGGGCTGCTGTTTACCGTAGCCAAGATGCGCGAGCTAGGGGTCAACACCTTCTGGGCGCAAATGATGAACGAGAGCCTGATCACCCGCGCTCGTAACGAACTGGTCAGAATTTTCCTCGAAAGGGGCTTCGACTACCTGATGTTCATCGACGCGGATATCTCCTTCGACGGAGACGCCGTGGCGCAGCTGATGTCCTCCGATAGAGATGTCGCTTGCGGTATCTACCCGAAGAAGGAAGTCGATTGGGACAAGGTCAACGCCGCAGCGGCGGCGGGCAAGACGGACCTTCAGGGGCACGGCGGAGCCTTCGTGTTCAACATGACGGGCGACTCCGCCGAAACCGGAGAGGATGGCATGATCGAGGTGCGGCATGCCGGGACCGGCTTCATGCTTATCAAGCGTGGGGTGTTCGAGCATCTCATCCCGCACGTGCCCACCTACCGCATATCCTCTTTCATCGACCCGGAGACTGGCGAGTACGCCAAGCCTCTTACCCACGAGTTCTTCACTACCAGCATAGACGCTGGTGGTGCACTGCTGTCGGAGGACTACCACTTCTGTGAGCTCTTCCGGAAACATGGAGGGAAAGTACACGCCAACCCCTTCATCAAGTTGGACCATGTAGGCACGTACGTCTACACGGGCGACATCATCAAAGCTGGCGGCAACCTGAAGTAGGAGCAACACAATGTACGCTAAATCCAGAAAGACCAAGCGGGCCGAACTGTGGAAGTTACTTTCGGCAGACCATGATATGTCGGTAGACGAAGCTGCGACTCTGGTTGGGGTATCGCGCGCTACTGCATATCGAGTACGGAGCGAAGTTCTATCGGACGCCAAACGTAGTGCCCACGATATGGCCCAGCGCCTTACCTACCTAGAACGTAAGCAGCTGACGCATCCCTTCAGCCAGACTGAGTTTCCGTTTGGCACCCCCGACGAACCCGAACTCCCTCCGGCGAAGCCGCCTGAAGCCCCCACCCCGGTAGCGGTAGATGTTGTGCTTGACGCAAGGGCCAGCACTTACGGCAGGTTCGTGGATGTAGCGGAGACTGCGCAGGTGCTGATGGGGGCCATTGCGAACCGCCTTGCCGAACGAGGCACCATCGTACAGCACGACCAAGCGCTCGCCCTGCAGATGATTGTGCAGAAGCTCGCTCGCATTGCCAACGGGGACCCGGACCACCTCGATAGCTGGTTGGACATTGCCGGGTATGCTACACTTGTAGCGGAACGACTCAGCGGCAGAGCGCCGCGATAGGGGGATGAAATGATACTCACTTATGTAGAAGTTGGGGGGTTCGTCCTGTTTGGGGGGCTCCTCGGGTTTGCCATAGGCCACCTTGTGCGCCACTGGCGCGGGCCTTCGGAGGAGTACGTACTGGGCTTCGAAGACGGTAAAGACTTCGCTCTCCCCCCGCGGGACGCCAAGGGAAGGTTCCAGAAAGTCCTATGACTCCGTGGTCCTACAGCAGCATCAAGACGTTCGAGCAGTGCCCGAAGAAGTACCATCACACGCGGGTGCTACGGGACGTTAAGGACGAGGGCGGTCCGGCTGCGCTATACGGTAAAGAGGCCCACACTGCTGCTGAGGAGTTCCTGCGTGACGGGACGCCCATGCCGGGTAGGTTCCAGTTCATGGAGGAGGCGGTTAATGCCTTTGCGGAGTTCGAAGGCGACAAGCACGTCGAGCTTGAGATGGGCGTTAAGAAGGGAGAGCAGGGCTTCGAACCCTGCTCCTTCTCCGACCCCGACGCTTGGTGGCGAGGCATCGCCGATCTGGTCATTGATCAGGGTGAGCGGGCCTTTATCAACGATTGGAAGACCGGCAAGAACGCCCGCTACGCGGACACCAAGCAGCTGGACCTTCTGGCGGGAGCTACGTTCCTGCACTTCCCAAAGGTTAAGAAAATAAAAGCAGCCCTGACCTACGTGGTCAGCGGCGATTTCATCCAGAAGGAGCACCGGGTGGAGCTTAGGGACAGCTACCTAGGGGTATTCGATACCGCCCTTGAGCAGCTGGAGGCGGCGAAAGCCTCCGACGTATGGAACGCCAAGTCTTCAGGGCTGTGCGGCTTCTGCCCGGTGGTAAGCTGCGAACATAACAGAGGAAGGTAAGGAGCAATACCGATGAAGGAGCAACATGCCCACGGGCATTGGGGGAAGTTCACCGATGCCGTAACGGTGCTAGATACGTTAGTACGGCAAAGGAAGCTTTATACACCTACTACACCGGCAGAGGCGGGGGTCTTCGAAGCCTATACGGCGGAATCTTGCGGAACGTGGGATAGTTTAGCTGGCATCTTCTCGACAGCGATTAGATTTTATGTGCCCGGTGCAGCTACTGCCGTGCTCAATGAGGGGATGCTGCGGCACCCTATACGCCTACCGTATGAACTTGTAGCCCTACTGGTAGAGACCCCCAACTCCATAACGGGGGCGTTCACTCTTATTATCGCCACCCGCGCCGCGAGGGAGGGAGAAAGCGCGAACGGGGATATAATGTTTTGGGTGGCTTCGCTAACTCCGACAGGGTGGGCGTGGAGTCCGCTGACTTGGGTTGCCTCCCTAAACCCAGAATGTATGTACGCCCCAAAGGAACAGGGCGTTTTGTCTGCGTATGCGGGGGCGGTATCCAAGCATATTTGCGAATTTAACTTCGACAACATGCCTA